TTCCGGTATCATCAGTACCCCATGCTGCTAATCCGCCAACCATTTTTAATATTTTCCCATTATCTCCTTTGGGCAGATTATTCCACACGCTATTATTATAATATAAAATATCACCATTAGCAATTGCTGATAAAGTGACATCAGTTAAAGTAGATAAATCAGTAGGAGTTCCAACAGGATCATACACATGAACCATAGATGCAGTTACTGAACACGCTAATGCTAATAACATGATGCATAAAATCAACATGTATTTTTGCATTATTATCATAATCCTTCCACAATTAATTTTTCATACATATCTATCTTAATCGCAAGCCCCACCTCTTACAATAATCCCTTTGTCACTAGGACATTCACCAAAATTAGTTATGTTTTTTTCTGTTGATTTTTTTTAATACGTAAAATCTTTGAGAATATTTCTGCAGGACTAGTTGCTTCTGTGCAGGCCGCCCTAATATTTTTACTCATTTTACAAGAATCTTCAAGTTTTTTCCAGCATGGCGAACACGCAAATCTAGCTGAAGTATTTACATATTGAACGTTGTCATGCAAGATGTTGTGCTTATTGTTTCTTACAGAATCTATAGACACAAACATAGTATCTGGCAATATATTAGCAATCAATAATAGTTTATCATCTGTAACCATTACACAATCTGCATTTTTTGCCAAAGCGATAAGCTGTCTATGATTTACATCGTGTATTTTTCCGTCACAATCAATATTTTGTAACACGCTATTTGGTCCAGTTATTTTGCATGAAATATCTTTGTAATTACCTAAGAAATTATACGTTTTATTCCATACGTCTGGTCTTAGCGTAGTATTTGCATTATTATCGCCAAGCATAATTAAGACCTTGTATTTATCTTTTTCATATAAACCAATAGCTGTTTTATTCTCATCTTCTGTTATGGTATAATCAATAATCTCGTTTATTGGCGTACTTAATGCTTCGCAATACAGTCTTGTCCATGACTTTTCTGGATAAGGAATTGTACCATTCTCATATCTGTTGGGAATACCATCTATAGAATTCATTGAAAATCGTTTGCCAGCCAACTTTGCATCATCTATCCATAATCTAGATATATCAATTGTGGATATATCTTTAATTTCACTTAGTACAGGCAATAGACTATTCTTAGCTGCAATAATAACGTTTATTTTAGGATTATGTTTTTTGTATTCTACAATTGATGGCATTATTGTAAGGCATTTTGATAGGCTATCGTCTTCAATGGTGAATATAATGTTGTGACCAGTTGATAAATCATTAGCATTTTCAGTGTTAATTAATAGTTCGTCTAATGGTTGACGTGTTTTCAGTGCTTCTTGAAACAGCTCATCAAATTGACGTGCTGGTTCATCCCAGTTTTTGGTGTTCGCAGCCTCAATGCCCTTTTCAATAATTTTCTTACGTCTATCTGTGTTGTCTTTCCAATCATGATAGGCCATTGTCATTGCATCAATAAGTCCTCGCGTATCAATTAAATGCTTGTGACAATGATTAGCGTCTTCTAGAATAATGGGAGATTCAGGAGTGACCATATAGCCTTTGCCGTTTTCCAATAATTCTGTAACTGCCGTAGTTCTAGTAGCGATTACAGGAGTTCCAGCAGCTTGAGCTTCAATGCAGGGCAATTCAAACGCCCCAGCCAGTGTCGGTAACACAAAAGTATCCATAGCATTGTAAATTTCATTAAGTTCTTCAATCGGAACACCGGAACCTACGTTATGTCCTGGTCTAGTAACAATTCCTGTTGCTTTATTATCATTAATAATTTTTGGCAATTTAAAACCGCGCATATCCAAAACATTCATATGTAAGTATAGCGCTGAATCTTTATGTCCAGAAATTGCCTCACTAATTGCTTTGTCTCCACAGTTTTCACAATTAGTTGCTAATTCAGGACTACGAGGATATCCACATGTCCTACAAACAACATAACCATCTTTGAACATTTTGAATGCCTGTATAAGACGAGGGAGCCCCTTACGTGGTTGGTTCCGAGCTACAATTCCCATTAGGAATGTATCTTCTGCTATTCCCATTTCCTTTTTTTTAGCTAATGTCTTTTCTTTTGGAAGAGGGAAAAACTTATCGCAACTAGATCCGTGATAAATTTTACGAATTTTATTCATGTCCATATTTAGCGTTTCTTTCATTACATTATAACCGTAATCTGAATATACCACGCCAAATGTCATGTTGTTTACAATGTCTGTCCACAATGGAGCCCAGGGTCTGCCATCTACGCAATAATATCCAACCCATGGAATATAAGGTTTGTGTGCCCTAAGATGCTTGAGAAACCAATGCAGCTGTTCACGATGACGTTCATCTGCTGTCCATACCCAAATATCATTTAGGCTAAACACAATGTCTGGATTATATTTCTTAAGTATCTCAGGAAGCTTTCGTTGACCATATGGGTCTTCGGTAATATACGGTAATGGCTCGATTACTAGGTCTTTCATTGCGCGCATGGGGTGATGGTCTCCCCTATCGTTGGTTCCAAGTACAATAACTTCGTATCTGCCAGTTTCTAGAAGTCGTGTAATTATTTCTTTGCCGACCCTACCAAAACCAGTAGAGACTGTCGGTGAATCTGAACACCAGAGCAGCTTAATCTTTCTATCAGTTTTCTTTGCCTTTTCCATAATTTTTCTCCTTTTCCTATTGTAAGGTTAGAATTGAGGGGGAATAAATCCCCCTCAATCCATATATAGATATATTAAGTAATCCGAACTTCAGCATTGCGGAGTGGTTCAACCACAGCCACGCCGTACTTCATGAAAATGTGGTAATGCCACATGAGGGTATCGATTTCGATACCTTCCTCATAATCGACTGGACGATCAATGCCAACCTTGATTGTATCTTTACCAATAATCATGATTGAACCAGCGTCAATACGATTAATGCCATAACCATCAGAATACTGATTTAGCATAATAACTGGGATGCCGCGATAACTATTTACAAATGGTGAACTGTCTAAATCAGTTCTGAGCTTATCAGATGGACCATATGTACTGTAGGCAGAATAATCCTGCAAGAATCCTAGTGCACTGCGACGAGCAACGATAGCAACAACGTCGCTACCTGGTTGATCGGCAACATAATTTACACCAGAATCAAGAGTAACTTTCTTTACGGCAGCAGTATCTGTACTAGCCACTGAAAAGTCATTAGCGGCACTGTCTGCGACAGAGCCACGTAGAGTGTTCCACAATGTAGCATACTGGTGTCCCTGTAGCTCATTTATGGCCTCAGTTTTAATGTCTTGAACAGAGCCGTAACGACCCGATTTTAGTTGCCCAATCTCGATTTCTGGATGAACAGATACTAATTCAGTTGTAAGTACAACCGTGTTAGTGGTCATCGTTGATCGAGGAGCATAAGAACCAGGTGTATGCACATACGCCTTCATCCCTTTCTTGGTACGGAATTGTACGCTTTGACCTTCGTCAAAATACTGTACATCAGCACCAAGTAGACGGATTAGATCATCGCGTTCGATATCCTCACGGACATCGGTTACGATAGTATCTGCAATTGCACGCCGAGCTGCAGCATCACGCCAATCGACGGATGCCATAGCTTGCCCAAATTCACGCACTTCCTCACTTGTGAGAACGCGCCGTTTACTCATATTTATTAACCTCCTTCGCATCAAACAATAATAATTATATACTTTAGGTCACTAGTTTCTGTCCCCAACCACTAGGAATCTGCGGCTGCGGTAGCATACGGAACCACATCATTGCCTTGGCCGCATAACTAGAGTTATACGTAGATGCCAAGCCCAAGAACATAGCACGCGGTACACGGTTATCTGCATCGAAACCAGTTACCAATTGTGAATCAGCATCTAGATAAAGTAATCTACCAACAGCAATAGTGGCAGCATTAACTAGTGCAATAGTGATACCTGTACCATACTGATCTGTTTCAAATTCGCCACCCTTGTATACGACAACTTCCTGACCGGAAACTGCAGTATCTAGAGTTACGTCGCCATCTTCAGCCGTATAGTGATATCTCTTAAATGGATATACTGCGGTAGCGATATCATCACCACTAGTAGCAGCATCATATCTTTGTCCACCAGATGAAGCATAGCCAGGCTTGCCCGCATAGGCAGTCGGACCAGCATCCCAAGTAAACGCGCCATTAAGTTTTAGAAACTTACCCTGATTCAGACCATCTGAACCACAGAAAATATACCCACGACCTTCGCGTTGTGTAGTATCAACAGCTTTAATTTCTAACACTGTTTTTTACCTCCTTTTCATTATAAAATGTATAATAGATATTTATGATAAGATTTCTTTGATCTTATTCTGCGCAATTGACAATGCATCTGTGGGGTTTTGTGAACTAGCCCCAAGTGGTACTTCAGGTTTACTTTCATCTGTTTCTTCTAAAGTTTCGCTATCGTCAATTTCATTGTCATCAGCTTCTGTTTCGCTGGTAACATTTGGATCAGATTCTTCTTGCTTAACTACCGGTACAGACATAGAAACTGTCTGCCGAATCAAATCATATGAATCTTCATCAGCGTTGCGTAGCTTCTCAACGAAAGTTTCCGCTTCAGTTTCGTCTGTCGGAAGAGTAAAGCCAAGATTAGTTAGCTCTGAAATACGACTATCCAAACGTTTGGTGCTCTCAATTTCTCCCTTAAACGTAGCATATTCATCTGTTACTTGTTTAAGTTTGTCTGTTTGCTCACTATGCTGCTTGGTAATAGCATCAAGATCACTACGCAACTGATCGTTTTCAGTAGCTAATGTTTCATGTTTTTCCTTAAGATCATTCAAATCGTCAGCCGAAGCCTTGAGATCATTCTGTACTAGAGTGGTCTTAGCCTCAATCAAAGAATTGAGCTGATCTTCAGTATATGTAACTTCCATTTTATCTTTCCCCTCCTTTTCGTTGGGATTGCCAACTATATGCGCAACGCTAATGCTGTCGGCTAATGTGTCCGCTGGGTGTTCCACAACACCAGCTCCGGCAAATATTAAGTTGTGCAAAACCCTGTAGGTTTCATTGCCTTCAGTAAAACGCTCCATTAAATGGCTGCATACGTCATAGTCTTTATATGAATATATATTATGGCATGCAGAACATTCAAATTCAGTAAACCATGTCTCCATACTAAAGAATAGTTGATCGTTATCGTATCTTTTTAACATTTCATTGGCATATTGTGAATATTTCCATTTATAGACAACAGTAGCACACTTAATGTGTCCTGGTTCATTTGCTGTTTCTGGAATATATTTGCTTAGATACATGGTACCAATATTTGGTTCTCCATGTTCCCAATCCAATGGTTTTAGCTGTGGAGTAAACTGAGAAGAAATCAATTCTTCTTCTAAAAAGAAATCTTTATTTTTGTTTCCACCAACATGAACCAGCTTAAACGACACGTACATAAGGTCTTTTTGTTTTGATGCCTGATCATCAGGAACCATTGTATCTCGTTCAATACCGTCGTTTATTTTATCTTCTTCTATAGCTTCGTCAACAATTCTTGCCATAGCAGATTGACATTCATTAATTTCGTCAGGAGTATCTAATACTTCTGCTAAAGTGTTACCGGCACGAACATTAGCAGCTGCAAAATAAGTGCAACGTGCCGCTCTGGCATTGTCAATTTCTATACTTGCTATGTCTTTTTCTGAAAGATCTATAGATACCTCATAATTATCACTTATATTCATAACAGCAGCTAAATCACGCAGTGGAATATTGTCCTTATCGAGAACAATCTTGTTAGCAATATGCTTAACAGGTTTACCATATTCTCCGTAATACCATATGGCAGCTTGTTTTTTACAGGCGGCAATGTCTTTTTTGGATACACTACCTTTATCTTTTTTCTTTCTTTCTATGTATTCGTCGCGTACATTCTCATAAGATTTTTGCAAATTCAACCACTCCTTTCTAGTATCAGAACGCTAACTATATTTCAAAAGTATAAAATACATATATTTAGTGCATATTAACTGATTATGGAGCAGTAGCAATTGGTCTATACGCCCTAACATAGACATATGCGGTACTGCCAGTAGTGGCAGACCATACATCAAATGAGTCTACAGACGTAAACTCAACAATGGTAGCAGTACTACCAGAGCCAATACACGTAAAGAATGAGTCAATATCTGCATATTTACAATTTATACCATCTGCAAACCACGCTACACTACACGGTATTACAGGAGCACATATTGCAATTGATCTTAGATTGTATCCTGATTGCAAAAAATTCTTAATGGTGGTTCTACTTGCCCAAGTAGAACTTATAGTCACTAATACAGTATCCCAACCAGCATCTATATTAGCAGATACGCTCATCGTACCGTGTCGCTGTGACTCATATAGAGCTTGATCACTAGCAGTTAATACTTGACTTGGTTCAATAGCGTTCAAATATGCTGCGCCACAAAGCATGGCACAAAATACAATTAAAAATGAAAATCTTATTAGCTGCATCAAAATTCCTCCTTTACTATTTAATTAAAACATTAGATTTTATTAGCCATAATATAAATGCTATCAAAATAGGAATTGATGCACCTATTACGCCCCAAATTCCAGATTTTATTCTAAGAACAGCATTTTCTATTTGTAATTTATTAACTACTATGGTAAGCGCTATAGCACATCTATCTTGACGTTCCAATTCCAATAATATATGTTTTCCCCATATTGTCCATCCGTTTCCATCGGACGGCAATTTTGGATGCTCTTTGCTCGACAATATATAGCCTCCTAGACATTACTTTTCTATAATGGAATTTCATAGAATACGCTCGATATCAAATACATTTCTTTATCAACAAATAATGGTGCCCAAGAATGTTTTATTTTTCTAGTTTCACCTGATTTTGTGATTATTTTGTATTGTAAATTACTACCGCTTTTACCATTAATTGCGTCTTCTAATTTTACTTTTATCATGTCAATATCATCTTTATGGATGATTGGTGATTCAGATAGATTACTACATTTCATTGTTGTCATTTCCTGCCATGTATACCCAAGCAAGTCCTTACAGTTCATGCTTATATACGCAATCGATCCATCTGGTCTTGTCATCATAATAACATTGTCCTTGTTTTTTACAAACGCACAATGCATTTGCTGTAAGTTATTGTATTCCATTTGATGATTTTCTAATTTATTTGTAAGATCTCGTAATACTTTAAAATTAGAACGACCATCACTTACTTTACAACCATTCTTTACGAGATCACTACGCCCAACTATAAATTTAGCAAACTTAGTAACGATATCCACTGTACTGCGTCGCCTCCTAGTGCTACATTTTTTCAATCAAAATATCATGAATTTGCTGTAAACAATATTTTTCTATTTGCTTACATCTATATATAATCGCACCACTACTTTTTTCAGCAGTAATAGAACTAATATTTGGCATAACCACAACAGAGTCGTCATAATTGTATAATACTTTATACAAGTTTTTTATTTTACCAAGATACCAACTAGTTGCATATGCATTGCCTTTAGAACCAATTAGTTCGGCCATACTGTCTCTCATGTCGCTAAATTTACTTTGGTACAATTTCATTGAAGATTCAACACGTAATTTCTTTTCTTTGCGTTCATCATCCTTTTGTCTAGTTTCTTCTCTGTTCGTATCGTCCTGATCTTTAGGTGTCTTATTTAAAGGAGAACTAAAAGGAGTCTCTGGTATTCCAAAAAGTTCGTCAATTTTCTTGTTATCTTCTTCTTTCTTTTTGGTCATCTCGGCATCAAAGTCATAGCCGCTTTCCTCTAATGAGGTACGTTTTGACAATAAGCCCTTTTCGTACAGGCTTAGTACTTGAGTTTTGATATCTTCTTTGCGCAACTTAGGAGTTACGACATGCACAACTGGTTCTTCGCCAATAATCTTGTTCTCAGCGAATATCCTATTGATTATATCTTTAACTATCTCAACATAGTCTTCACGGAATGATTGTATTCTTTCCATAAGAACCATTAGTGATACCCAAATATCTCCAGTACGTTCGCCTTGACCAGTCATTAGAGACAAAGGTACGCCTAATGCACTAATAACATCCTCATTAACTTGCCTATACTTATCTTTAAAGTTAAGTATATCACCTTCTGGACCAACGCGTAACACATCAAGATCATATGCCCATACAATTGTTAGTGAAGGAGACGGACTACTTAGTAGCTGCGATAACCTTTGAATACGACTTGGCTGCCATGTTGCAGGATTGTCTTTGTCTCCTACTTTAAATACTGTAATTGTATTGATCAAACCATCGGTAGTGTTATCGTCTAATGCGCGTAATCTACTCTTACTCGCAAGAGCGGAGAATGATCGAGTTAAATACGGAACGCCCCAAGCACCAAAAGGTGTACCACGACGCTTAAGATGGTATATCTCGTCATCTGATAAGCGTATTTTGCGTTCTCTGCCTTTTAGTGCACGTTTAATTCGTGATGGTACTTCTGAGCTAATAGATGTATCACCAAAGTTTCCGCCAACTCTATTTAGATCGAGATAGATTGCTTTGTTGCCAAAAGTAACTGTTTTTTCTGGAATATCTATAATAGAAGCATCAATTGGGATAGTCAACATGGGTAATTTTGCGGTTTCTTTTGCACGAGTTCCATATCTGACTTTTGACCATTTATTATACAGGAATACATTTCCATCTACAAAATAACAAAATGAACACATCTTGCTAAGTGCCGACATACCAGTGACCACATTATTGCTACCACGATTAACTTCATTAATGAAAAATTTAGCGATTTTTTTAGCACGCGGATTCTTAATGTTTTCAATTCTTATATCTGTCTTTGAAAAATCACAAAACATATCTATAACAGTTCCTACAATGCCACCCCAAATATATAATTTACGGCTTAAGCTTATTTGCTTGTGTATATCTGCTGTTTCGTCATTATAGTCTTTTACATTGGAAAGATAAGATACCGAAGCAGGATTCTTGGATGGAACAACTAATCCCATAGCCATTTGGCCTTGGTACTTAAATTCCATTTCCGTAGGGCCATCTAAATTTTTGGCTGCTTCATGTAAATTCTTAGCATCTACTGTATTATCTAAATCAAAAACATTACCATCAGACGTAAGTAGTTTGCGTTTAATGCTTTTTTTTGGTCTACCACGTTTTTTTACTTTAGGTTTTATAATTTTATCAGCCATCTAGATCCTCCCCAAAATCCTTTAAGTTTATTAAGCATTATTTTACCCAACCTCCAACATTTAACATTGCGTTAAGAGCTATACTATCTTGTTGACTCATATTATTATCATCTATTTCATTTGCCGCAAAATTAGCTAATACAGCAGCAGTAATTCTATCTTTAGAAAATTGTTTTGGAGCAACAAATCTTAGACCATTTGCGACTGCCTTTGTTTGTAAAACTAACATTTCATGTTTTAGCGCAATAACTTCTTTGCCAACAGTCTCAAACGTTTCGTCTTCACCGCGCCTCAAATCAATTGGGAATAATAATGCCTGTCGCTCCATACAAGATTTAAATTTAAAATACATATCATTAATCATTTGTACGTTAAAATCAACCATACGCAAAATACGGTGTTCGTTAGTATGGGTTTCTACATCATAAAATCCAAGTATTTCTTCTTGGTAAACAGATGTAATGCCAGGATAAGTGGTTCCATTATAAATCCACGGTGCTTCTAACAAGTCCTGAAGTTCTTTACCGCCACCTCTGGAATCCATATATATAGCTTGTATATCAAACTGATTCAAAAATACTTCTGTTCTAATCATATTTGTCATATCAGGAAATTTAATTCCTTTACCAGTAACTATCTTAACGATATGTCTAGTACCGTTCTTTAAAATTTTAATAATAACCATCGCGAATAAATCGCCTTGTGCGGATCTAGCAGGATCAATTCCTAGTACATATTTATAGCCAGGTTCTCCGCGTGGTTCAAGCGGCACTATGTCGCGTACACCACGAGGAGTACAGCTGTCGATTAGTCTACTGGAAAAGAATCCAGTTGATTCGTCAGGAAAAGTACCTAACCATTCCATACAAAAAATATCTTCAGGATCTTCTGAATATGCTTCTTGTACCATATTGAGATCTGGACGATAATCTTTATGATTATCTAGCAAAACATCAATAAAATTAAATGATGAGCAATGATAGTCTTCATTGCCAGCCTCCATTAGTTCTTTATGTCTAAGATAAGCCTCATAGAAATGACGAGCGACTTCCTTATAGAATGGTGAAGACGCACGAATAATCTGATTTCTACGACCATGCCTCATAACTGCAAGCATAGGACGGATTACGAGCCTAACGGTTTCTTCATCCATTTGAGAATATTCATCAATGAAGACTAAAACATATCGTCTACCCCTAATTTTGGCACCTTGTTTACCTATTGGCAAACCTTCAATGAAAGATCTATTATGGAATTTTATTATTGCACGATCAGTTCCTCGCGTAGGAGCTTTTATTGCTGCCGCCCTAATGAACGGACTATTAGCGTATAAGTCATCAATTTCGTCAAATACGTATTGTGCTTGCCTATATGACGGCGCTAAAACGCCTATACGCATATCTGGATACAACGCAGCCTTCATAAGAAGATACATAGCGACCGAACTCGTCTTGCTTGCTCCTCGGCCGTACTTCAATAGGCAGTAGGGTTTATCCCATAGCTCCCGTAACAAAATTCTTTGAAACCACGTAGGTTCTCTACCAAGAATATCTCTGCACGCCTCAACAGGATCTCTCCTATAAAACATAATCGTTTGTTCATGTTTTGTTAATCTAAACTCATCAAGTTTGCTTGTTCTAGCAGACTGTTTTTTAAGGGACATTAATAGTCCTCCGTTAATTGAGCTTTTCTAACAATGTCTTTTAATGAATCAGGTAATATATCTAGTATTTCTGGACTTTTTCGTCCGGCCAATAATGCAACCTCTACCTGCCGATCTTTCTCTCTTATTGCGTCAATTTTTTTGAGCTTTTGCTCAACAAGCAATGATAGCTGCGCTATATTGCCCTCAGACTCCATTGAGGCACCTTCACGCTGTTCGCGTGTGATGCCTAGTGCCTTTAGTGCCCGCTCCATACGCTTGAAACTAGCCTCCATAGCACTCTCTAGCTCGGGTGTTTCCTCACCAGATAATTTACGCTTAACTAGTCTATGTTGCACAACCTCTTCTGTGAGAGCTTGCGTCAATAGAGCTTGATCTGCAGAATTATTAAAATCAAATTCAGACCTATAAAATCGTTCACGTTCTGCCATAAACTTACGTTCGTTATCACTAAGTATTTTTCTAAGTTCTTTAGCGCTTATACCAGGATAATTTTCCTGTTCACGTTCTTTTAACTGTTCTTCTAGTTTTCGTTCTCTAGCATTATAATAATTGTCTTTAGCTCTAGATTTTTTACCACCAGCACTAAGTCTAGTAATTGATTTAATCCTACCCATAAACGTTTTTGGGCAATTAGAATATCCAGCAATTGCTTTATCAAGAATGCTTTGAATTTTTTCATCAATAGTTGAAACTACGCCAGCCCTAGTTTTAAGACGACCAGGATTATGCTCAAAAAATGGCCGCAGTAATTCATCGGCTTCTTTGAGCTGGTGTTTGGTAGGTTTTAAAGCTTGAGGAATGTGTTTTTTTGTTTCCACTAGATACCTTTCCTTACGGAATACAGAACATAGCTGTATCCTATACAATAGAACGTATCTAATGAAAATAAGTATAAAAGGCAGATATAAATTGGTAAAAGTAGCAGATGTTAGTGCAGATTTGAAAAAATTTCTATAGTTTTATGTCTATATCGTGTAACTCAGCGTGTTTACGCATCTTAGCAAATACCTTATCTAGAATATATCTAATGGCACCTTTCCCTGTATAGCCTAACTGTCTCATTAGGCTTTCGTGATTGTCGCCATAATTATCAGTATGTAACATATATTGTACAATAAATTGCTCGTTATCATCTAAGCAACTGGATAACTCAAGTAATACATCATGAGACGAATTAGCAAGTCTTTCTAAAATATCAGGATTAAATACCAGTTGATCGCTAATATTGTTGTTATCGGTTGCATTGTTACACTTATCATCAGTCACTAAGCTAACAAAACGTCCATACTTACGCTTATTGAAGCGAATAACCTCATTAATCGATGTCTTATATATCAAGCACAATAATGGACCGACAAAAACATCTACTGGAGTATCATTATCGGTATTCATATACTTGTTCTGAATAAAGCGCCAAATCCGCAAACGCATCTCTTGGCGCACTTCATTACCAAAATCATTTTTAATACCAGATGTCCATTTCTGAACAAGCGGCTCACACTTCATCATTAGCTTATCAATTTCTTGTGTCATATCTACTCCGTACAATTACTTAGATGTTTAGTTGCAAAATCAATAAAATCATGTTCATTAAATTCTTCGTCATACTTTACTACGAAAATTCCAATACCAAGTTCCATACATTTTCTTATCTTTTTCTTATCTAAAAATTTGGCCAATTCAAATTTATCCTGTGTTCCATGAAAAAACTGAGAAAATTGATAGTGCTGAATTCCGTTTATTTCAACAGCTACGGCAAATCGTGGAATATAAATATCCAAAAACAGACGTTCTCCAATATGATGTTCTTCTTTTATACGTATCAATGGAAATATCTTACGTATTTGTTTTAAAACACTTACATGTTGTTTTGATCGTCTTTGTAACATATTAAAACTCTATCTTGTCGTCAGATATATTATCTGCTTTTGATTCTACATGTGAAGCATATATTGGAATATACGTATCATTTGTAGAGCAATATAGCAATGGCCCCCTTCTAGAATTAGATGCCCTAATTGACGTGCCTGATTCCTTTTTGCCATGAGCATCATTTAGATGCGCAGACCAAATCTTACTCCAATGCATTTCTTCATCTAGTTCTCCATCATTATATACTACTACTACATTATCTGTGGTCGCAGATGTAACATATCTACGAATCTGTGGATCACCATGATTAAAACCGCATAACGGACACTTCATTAACATGTCCTCCCTTCAGATTTATCATAAGACAAGCCAGATCTACAAACATCAATCAATCCCTCTAGTTCTTTAACGCGTGACTTGGCTCGATTATGTCTAAATTTCATATCTATAAGACGTTTCTTTTCTTTAAATGCAGAAGTTGATTCACCATCAAGTTCGATCTCGCAATGCAACGCCTGAGCCTTCTTATCGATAGCGGTACCAGTAACTTCTAATAGCGCCATTGCGGCAACGGACTCAACGCGCGCATCCTGCAATTCTCGCTCATAGTCTATCTTGTCTCGTCTTTCATTCAGTGCTGACAATGCATTAGCAAACTTGAATAATAATGACTTTAATTCTGGACCAAATATTCCATCTGGAATTTGTAGACTAATTTCTTGCTCATTCATTTTGTATCCCTTCCTATGCCTTACCTGTTGTACCAGTCTTATATTTAGACTTAGATGATTTAGTATTATTGAACGATACTTTTTTCAATTCAATATCTGGAGATAATCCAATTAGGTATTTTAATACTTTATGCAATGCTTTACAGTCTTCAACTGCTCTATGTCTAATGTCTCGTTTAATTCCAAAGTACTTCTCTAAATTTTCTTGACTAAGCCCACCTTCAATACGACGACCAAATACTAGTTTAGCCAATCCTTTCGTATCTAAACAACGCAACCCTACAAAGGAACTTGTATACTTATTAATAAAAGATAAATCAAAACCAATATTATGTCCAATCAACATAAGATCACCAACAAAACTACGCATACCACCAAGGGCCTCCAAAGGCGACCTAGCACCAACTACCATATCTGTAGTAATGCCATTGATAGCTGTTGCTCGCGGAGGAATGGACATTCCAGGGTCAACAAACGATTCATAGGTTGCAGTTTGTATGCCATTGACTATTTTGATCGCTGCAACCTCGACCAATCCACATCTAGCAGGATCTAATCCAGTAGTTTCAGTATCAATAATACAATAATTATGCGTCATCGCCTGATCTAGCGCCATTCTCCTGCTCCTTATTTTTTTCTATATTGTCATAATAATCTTTTATGTCGTTCAATACAAATTCTCTTTGCATTGTTTCAACTAGACTATTAACTGTATGCTGTGTAAGGCGTCGTTTCTTTACTGCTATACGTGCAGCATCAAATATTTTGCCATCCTTTAAGTTGAATGATCGCTTGCCTTTTCCATCCACAAAACCAATAAAATCAGTATCGCGTCCATCAACCATATCAATTATATCTAATGCCGTAAACAATAAAATATTCATTGTATCGGCTATATTGCCCAGCTTATACTTCTTGCCTATATGTTTTAGGCGCTTCAATATAGCGCTCTGCAAACGAAAAGTTGTGGCCTCTGCATTAACAGACTCATCAGAATCGCTTTCTACCGCGTGTTTACGCGCCTTGTATTCTGACACATCAAATACATCATTATGCTTAATTTCGTTAGGATTAACATCAATAATTCCATCAATATTCATAGCTTTAGTGTCTACTTTATACATTGCATGACAAGCATCGCAGATAAAATCCATAGCATATGCGTATGCAGTATCAGCACATTTAGGACATCTAATTCTAGGCAAACATTTCATCTTGTTTTCTGAGCCACTAATTACTTCGGTTGTCATATAGTCTAGTCCCCCTCATACGCGATACAAAACTATAAAATTCTTTCCAAGGCATAGCGTTTTTTTGATTAACAGAACCTACGCGAAAAGCATCTACATATTCTTTATTATAAGAAGTGCCAAATAATACTCTGAGCCCATCGAACAGTTCTAAATTTCTTGGATCATCATCAAGCATAATATCGAATCTACCGGCAATCCATGATTTATCAAAACAGAAAATAAGATCTTTCTGCGTAATTCCCGGTATATGAGCTACAATATATTTGTTAAACCATCTATATTTATCCGATGCTGAATTGCCAATAATCGAATCATAAAGAAAATTTCCTTCGTAGTATACCGGCAGTTTTGTAATAAAACTCAATTTATGTCCATCGCCATGTAATTTAGACAGACATTCAATAGCACCAGGAATAACGTCTAAATTATAGAAAAAATTAGGCATACTCATAATTTTCATTAATTGTCCATATTTTAGGATATCAGAAAAATTATAAGACGTCACATTTTCAGCTGTAATATCATCATACCATGGATATAATATTTTACGCCATCTCAATATTCCACCAACAAAGTCGGCCATAACACCATCCATATCAATTGCTAGTTTCATGTTGTCCTCCTATATGTGTATACACACTAGCTATGATTTGGTTCCACTATTTATATTATTCATCTTTAAAAATAGATCTTTCTGAGATATGTCTTTTTGTTCTGTATTTTTTTCTTCGTTTTCTAACTGAATTAAAACTAAAAAACAATAGCCAATGATATCGCGTACTGTATCGTCACCAGGAAATTCTTTGCCTCTAGCAATGCGACTTAATTTATCATCTAATCGCACAAATAGCTGTTCTTTTGTGTCTGCCTTAGAAAAAATGCGTACAGGATTCAGTGCACTATTACCATAACATCTATTTTTTTCAATCAACAATGCAGCCATTTCGCTAGCAACCAAGCGTACACGTGATTCAAAATTCTCGTATGGATCATACATCTTTATTTTTCCCTCTTTTTATTTTCAAAGCCTTTAACACGTCTTTATGAACTTTATATTGTTCTGTCAATTGATGTCCTATTGTTTCTGCTGCTGTTTGATTTATAGCGCTAATATCCACAAATCTTGCAAATACACTTTTCAATACTGCCACACTATCTGAATCTAATGTTACTGTACCGTCTTCTTTTATATTGGACTCTAAAGCACTAGATAGGTTAGCTAAAGTTTCCATACTAAGCTCACAGCTAGGATCTGCTAAAAAGTTTGCCTGCATTGATAACGTAGTTCTTGTATTATACAAGATATTTTCATATGTAGAAACAATAGATAGTAATTGCATCTCTAAATCTGTATCTGGTTCAAAAACTTCATACATAGCATTCATTACATGCGCTAACGTCCTTAGCATTGTGGCCGCAAAAGCAGCGTTACGTTCATCTGTTGACATCTTCATAAACGATTCTGCAGTAAGGTCTTTATGGTCTATATTATAATCGTTATTGCCAAGATCGAAACAAAATTTTTCAAATACATTATTTCCAATCAAAAACTTAATAATGTCTGGAGACAAAGGCATTAATGGAGGTGCATTAGATGAATTAAACTGCACTTTTGAATCTTTGAACAACTTTACTAGTTTATGATATGCACGGTTTGCCTCTGGACGAAACGATACATGCTTATCATCTTTAAGATTGCGTTTTTCGTCTTCTAAATTTTGCGGTAAATCTGCATCCGCTGGTGGCGTACCACTAGCATTAAAAAAGCTATCAAACGGTTTTGAAGGCTCGTTATTTTTCTTCTTCTTGTTCTCCCCAAAGAAATCTATTCCCATTAATTTTCCTCCGTATTCTCTTCAGCTTATTTGTTAGCATATTGCGTTTTATCCCACGAACATAGTCTATAATTAATTTACCATCAAGATGGTCAACTTCATGCTGGATCGTTCTTGCTACGCTGCTTTTAAAGTTTTTGGCCTCAATAAGTTCCCCGCTTACATCGGTATATGCAATTTGAATGCTTGTCCAACGTGGAACGGTGCATTTAATTTGTGGTAAACTCAAACATTTTTCTGTCTCTAATTTTGTATCTGCACTATGCGAAACAATCTCTGGGTTAATCATTGATAACGGAACTTCTGGATTATTCTGTGTACTATTATCAATAGTAATTATATTCAATGAAACACCAATTTGATTTGCTGCCAATCCTTTACCTTTGCACTCATACATAGTTTTATACATTTCAACAATAGTTTCTATAATTTCTTCTGAAATAGATTCTACTTTTTTTGTCTTATCCCTCAAAATGCTGTGGCCATATGTCAGTAATTGCATACATCCTCCATATTGTTTTTGCTATGATTTTTGCAATACAGTTGCACCTGTTCCATGATCTGTTTTATATATGCAACTAAAACCATCTTCTGCACAAATATCTTTCATACATTGAACTAATTCCATATGGGCATGATGATGAGTATCATCTACAACCATAAGGCCATCATCTTTTAGTAGGCTACGACAATTCTTAACGTCAGCACGGCATCCATCATACGTGTGTAATCCATCAACGTGAATTAAATCATATGTTTTGTCCGTACTGCCTGCAAATTTAGGTATCTCTATCTGTGATTCTCCATCCAAAAAAACAGCATCTAATCCATTTTCAGTATATGGTTCTAGCAGTTCTAGAACAAAGTCATGACTACCATAATTGGTTCCTCCATGAACTCCACCCCATGTATCGCTAACAACTACAAACTTTAATGGTTTGTTTTTTTCGTAAGTAAGATATTCAACCAGCGCCATTAACGACATACCAGATGATGTACCTATTTCTAGAAATGAAACAATATTATTGTTGCGAGCAATATTTAGTAACACACTAATATTGTCATATGATTGTTGCCCAGGTTGTTCAAATTCTTGAATATTAAAAACCATAACAAACTCCTTACTTTTTACTGTACCGCAATATGTCCATATCGTGTACGGTCCATAGGGAATAGTACAACGTCTTTTACTGATTTTGCTTTTGCCAAATATTGTAACAATCTAGCAACTCCCAAACCAAAACCGGCCCGTTCTATGTTTTTATTCCTAAACAGATCTAAATACCGTTCAAATGCCCTATTGATTGATGACGCACATTCCTCTTGTTTTATATTATGCAAATCAGCAAATGCATCTACTCTAGACATTAGGTGCTCGTACATTGTCCCCTCATATAATCTCTTACCCAGAATGTCTACATCTGGTTCCCTTAAAGAACTGCCAAAAGTCTCTCCAGAATTTGGCATGATATAATCAGAGCATACAACAACCTCTGGATCATGTCTATCGATTTTCATGTTGAAAAACTTTAGACTTTCTGGGAAATGCGTAATATGAATTGGTATATTCCCGCAATGCAAGACCAAAGCAGTTTCTTCATCATTTCCTAAATCATCTCCAAACTTGATTTTAGATCCTTTATCACGCAAAATCTTAATTGCTTCTCGATATGTAATACGAGGATGTGCCTGTCCTTTGTTCAGGATAGCATTTGCCAATTCCTCATCACTTACAGAATACATCATCACATATCTCAATAGATTCTCTTGTAAATCACATAATTCAGGCAAAGTCATATTCCTTTTCTCTACCTCAATTAGCTTGAATTCTGTCAAATGCCTATCATCTACTTTTTGTTCGCGTCTAAAACTTTCTCCTTCGCAATACAAACCATCAAATTCATCATGCATAGCAAGTAATTCTTCCAGATAAAGCTGTCCAGTCTGACGAGGAAATGCTAATGCTCCAAAATAATCCAAGCTAAACATAGAATCAACAACTTCGCATGATCCAGTTGCTGGAGTCAACCCAGGCACTGGCACCTCAATATACTTGTTTTCTGACAAAAATCCCCTGATAGCATTGACTACTTTATTGTGTAGTCCCAATCTTTCTACAACCGACATAAATACTCCTTCCGATGCTCTCTGGCATCAATTAAAGGAATCGCCATATAGACGATCTTTTTATAATAATAACACGGATAAAATTCCCCGTGTCCTACATAATCATACGTCAAATCTGCTATAATCGTATAAAAGACATGCTTCTAAAAAATATTACCTTTTTTAAAAATAAGTAGTCAAATTCTGGAACTAAGTGACAATCTTAGTGTTTTAAGAGTAAAAAGACTAAGAACCAGCATAACCAGCATAAGCATAAGAATCATCCCTATACCTCCCGTCCTCGCCCCTATCTAGGGGCTAGGAGCGGGGAAATTGAAACAACCACATCCATTAAAGTGGCGCTGACAAGAGATAGCGCAGACAGTGCCAACCTTCGTAGCCAAACTACCTGAAACACTAAGAATCATAGAAAGCTACCTAAACGTTGTTCCATAACCTTAATCGCATCAGCATTGGAATCTATTAAAATAAAAGATCGACCGTTTTTTGCTGCGGCCTCACCCATTGAACCACTTCCCGCGAAATAATCCATAACAACATCACCAGGTTTTGTGTGTACGCGTACTATTCTATCTAAAATAGCCAAAGGTTTTTGTGTAGGATATCCCGTTCTTTCCTTACCATTTGTAGGAACGATACTGTTCCACCATACCGAACATAGTGTTTTGCCTCGTTTTGCTTTTTCTGGACCAACCAATGAAGGTGCAAGATATGGAACACGATCAACCTCTTTATAGTTGAATGTATAGTTCTTTTTGTTTTTAACATACCAAAATATATTATCGTGTTTTGTGCTCCATTTCTTGCGTGATTTAGCACCCCATTCATAACTCCATATGATTTCATTCATAAAACATTCTCTGCCAAAGATCTTATCTAGCATGCACTTACAGTAATGTCCTTCGCGATAATCAATATGAAAGAAAAAAGAACCATTATCTTTGAGTAAACGATACGATTCAGCAACTCTATCGTACAAAAACTCCAGATAATCATCAATATTATCATCAAACGACATTTTTCTTGCTGCCACATTTGGACTCACAGTACACTCAGAAAATACTACTGGTTTATTGTGCGTATTTACTACAGTGCGTTCCATTTCTTTTTTCTTGCCAGTATTAAATGGAGGATCAATATAAATTAAGTCTACACATTTATTTGGAAATATTTTTAGTACATCTAAATTGTCACCATGTATAATCTGGTTCATGCGCCTACTTCTCCGTATTCTAAATTACCTATTTTCTATCATAGAATATATGGGTTACATCTTTTCCAAAAATCCACAGTTCTTTTGATATTCTTTCTATTCGTGTTACACTAAAACCGTCTTGCTGTAGCTTTGTTACTTCTCGTGATATTTTATTGTCATGATATGGACCAATTGTTGATATTATTTTTACCATAAATCTCTCCTTAGTCATGTATAGTTTGGTTCTACATTTAATCGTCACCTATAGCACGCTCACTAGTGTAACAGAGTTCAACACCGGCCTTATCTAGTTTATCATGCATTATATCTCCTTGATTAATAAGCCTTAAGATTCTATGCTTTTCTTTGTCTATATCAAAATCAGTTCCATGATTAATTCGTGACAATGCATGATACAGATTCTCTATACTATGTCTCAATTTGCTCAATACAAACGGACTTGACAAATACCCTTCAATAAGAGATACAAGAAACAAAGAATCTAAAGCAATGTTTGGTGGTTCTTCGGTTATGGACGTAGATTTTGGACCAACGCCAGTTGTTCTTGTATATTCATCAATCTTAATACCAATATGTTCTGGCAAGTGATAAAAGGCTCTAACATATGATTATGATTTCATATCAATACTCCTATTTATTTGATCTCTTATAAGAAATTAACATCACCCTTTGTTTTATTAGTGTTAACATATTCCATTAGTTTATTTATTTCATGTAGCTTACAACATCTTTGGCACATAGTATCCATATTTAGTTCTTCGCGAACAAACTTAATAACTGATTCACGTTGATCTGATTCCCAAATTTCTGGAAATGTATCATCCATAATATTGCCAAAAACAAAACGTTTATCTTTTGGATGATACATGCATACGCAAACATCTCCATTGCTATCAACTATAAACGAAAAAAAGTGTCCTTCACAAGTTTTATAATCAAAAGGTACTCCACTCAATAGATCGTCCAATTTGTCATTGCTCAAACTAATACACGGATCATCATTATTATGTTTTTGCAGATGATTCCATACATTATCATTAAAATCTATTTTTTCATTACAAAAATATCTGGGAAGTACTGGTCTAAACTGAATAAATTTGCAAATAGGAACTAATGTTTTGATAAACAAATCAACATCGTTTACAGTATGATTCTTACTAACATTACAATTTGCACCAAAAAATGTATTCGAATCCTTTAATGCCTTAATATTGTTAAGAACAACCTCTAATTTATCTGCACCTTTCCATTCAATATACTTTTCTTTGTCGACAGTATCAACACTAAAGCGTACCCACTTGAATAGTTCGCCAATAGCCTCATTGTATTGCGATGGATATACACCATTTGTCATAAGCCCCATATCTAATCCAACAGAATGCGCATATTTGATAATTTTGATAAAGTCAGGATGTAAAGTTGGTTCTCCACCGCCACTAATCGTAATTGCTTTTCCACCATATAGCTTAAATTCTCTTAAGAAATATAATAGACGTTCTGTATCGATTGATTCGTTTGTCGTAAAATTGCTGCTAATACACCATGCACATTTTAGATTACACTTCGATGTTAAATTGATTTCGCAAAAAATTGGTTTTGTATCACCATATTTTATATACTCAGCAAGTCTATCTCCATGAAATAACATTTTTGCTTGCGTACCAAATGGATTACTACCCTTAAACTGCATATACTGTGAATATTTAGTACTCATTAGTATCTCCTTTGGTATGTTCATTAATTACCATTCTAATTCCATCATATATCGAAACCTTTGGTTTCCATCCAAGATTGTACAAATCAGTATAGTCACCATACCAATCCATAATACCAACACGACGATGGAAATCACGCGGAGGAATAGGAATCAATTTACTAGAACTATTTGATTCTTCTACAGCGAATTCAAATATGTCCCGTAATGAACGACTCACACCAGTACATACATTGTAACAATGTGTATTCGCACCATGTTTTGCGAGTACCAATAACGCATCAACAACATCTGTTATGTATATTAGATCTCTATGCGGAGCAGGTGTATAAACTGTAATATCTTTATTATCACAAATATCGTGTATCAATTTAGTGAACATACCTTTTTTACCGTTACAAATAGGTTCAATTGCACCATATACATTACTGAATCTAGTGATAACTATATCTAAATCAAATACACGAGAATAAGTATCACAAATATGTTCTGCACATAAATTTGATGCGCCATAAATACCAAGTGGTTTTTGTCCACGATCTACAAATGGCGGAACACATTTTGTATCGTTCACATAGATTGTAGATGAATAAATCACTCTTGCCGATGGACAAAATTCCTTTACCATATCTAATACCTTTTGCGTACCGATACAATTTGTCATTACATCTACATAGCTATTATCATCAAGTATATGATAATCATGCGTTGTAGACGCTAAATGATATACTACATCAATACCACAGCAAAACAGTCTTGGATGCTCAAGAATATTGTCTATATTACCATGTGTTTTTCTTGTATGTTTTAGAACTGTATGCCCACATGCAGACAAACGTTTACATAAAGCAGTACCTATAAAACCGTCAGCACCAGTAACCAAAATCCTCATCTATTCCTCCCTTTATAGTGTCCTATGCCAAAAAAATTTCATTATCATGATCTATGTATTTA